AAGTAAATGATTTTCTTCTTCAGTTTGGGTCTGATAAATTTATGCATTTCATGGCAGGCTCTGCTGGATTTGCAATTACAGAATCATGGATTGTATTGTCTATCTTAGCTTTTGGTAAAGAATTATATGATTATATAGATCATAAAGCATGGTCTAACAAAGATGTGATAGCGACTGTATTAGGCGGTATTTTTTCTTTTGTTTCTATGTATATTTGGAACCTATTACCATTTAAGGTGTTCTGATGGATTTTATGGCTGTATACGGTGAAGCAGGGATGATAGGTGTAGTAGGTGCAATGTTTGTGTATCTAGTTGTTTCTCTGTCTAACAAGTCAGCACAGCAACAAGAAACCCTTGAAAACTTGAAGACAGAAAACAGGGGCCAATCAGAAACGCTAGAAAATATGGAAGGTATGATTATAAAATTGATTGAACGCTGGAATAAATCCGATGATAAGTTAGATCGGAAGTTTGACGGAATCACCAAAGAGATTAATGACCTAGACAATCAAATAAGTCGAGTTGAAGGTAGCTTATCTCGCATTAATGGAAAACACTAATGGACAGTTTAAAGGTTTCTGGTGTATCGTTTATGAATTACGGCATACATCTTGCCGAAATAAACTTGATACTACAATGCATTATAGGTATAATGACTATTGTGTATCTTACATACAAAATAAAAACAGTTAAAAATAGGAGTTAACTATGTTAGCGAAGTTAATAGCAGATGATCTGCTGTCAGATGAGAATGGTGCAGAGGTAATTGCTGAAATAAATAAGTCGGTTGATATACCTATCATTTCGGAAGCCACAGAGCAAAAAATCCTTGAAGCACTTTGGAAAGTGATCAAGGCTGTTTTGCTTAAGAAAATAGGTGTCTAGTGCCTAAACAGCATCTAGTTTTAAATGATTTTTCTGGAGGTCTCAATACCTATCAAGAGTATAGAGACCTTCAGATTAATGAACTCTCCGAGTGTTACAATTTTACATTTCAAAAAGGTAGAACTGTAAGAACTAGAGGTGCTTTTGAAACTCACGGCACTGCCCCTCAGCATGCGGCTACTATTTCTGGTGGATATGGACTTGCATCTTTTGAATCCGACTACTCTTCTACGGAATATGAAGCTGTAGATATAACTAAGTCTACTAATTTACAATTTTTACAAGATGGTGGTGAGGGCGGAGAGGCTGGTTCTGGAACCTTGCTAGGAAGATTTATTGAAGCTGGTAGATTGGTGCAAAGTTCCGATGCCAGCAACCAGTCTGGATTAAAAGACAGTATTGTTACAAATTTAGTTGTCGGTGGGCAAATAGCCATTAGGGGAACTCTAAAAAACAATGGTATTTATACCATTGCAGGCATTGGAGACAGTATTACGATTGATGGCACTGCTAATCTCAATGCCATTGAAATAGAGACTGATAGTGCTACATTTCTAGACGAAACAATAGCCGCTAATTCTACCACTAATGGAGCGGTCAGTATTACCTCTCATTCTCTTGGAGAAAATTCTTTAGTACTGTCAGACGTTGCAAACTCTGAATTGGATGTATACAACCTATCAAGCGATGCATTTACAGCGGGAAGAATATCTACAAAAACATCTGGTGTGGTATCTGGTGCGGCCGCAATATCGCCTGAGTATTCTTTTTATATTGTAGACAATGTAGTTAGGGTTAGTGACGGTAAAGATGTTCCGACACTACAAAAAGTAAAGTGGTATGGATACATTAACAGGCATCACTTTAGAGGTGTTCGGGTTGACACCAACTCAGATGGTTTTGGAGACACGGATTTAAGAGGTGATGCTACAGTACATAAAGGTTGGTTTTCAAAAGATAATACACTGGCACCCCCTACCTTTGCAAGGACGGCCACAACAAACATATATCCTGATTACGATAGCACAAACGTTGGATTTAGCATAGACTACGATTCGACAAATGCAAATGAGAACGCCTTTTTTGAAACAAAAACATGGAAGATAGCAGTTAGTTTTGTATACGATGGTAATCAAGAGTCGTTATTATACATACCTACCACCAACAACACCTTCACAACGGTGCTTGGCAACGACTTAAGATTGAGGGTTATGGCTAAAATAGGGAGTTCTGGCACCGGATACGATGCAAGGATTAGCGGGGGTAGAATGTATTGCAAAGATAATACTGACGATACTGCAAACTGGTTGTTATTAGCCAACATTGATTTAGTAGAGGGTGTTTCTGCTTCACTAACAGGGGACAAAAGCAGTTGGGAGGCCGCAAATGCAACTAATTTGTATGCGGATATAGAATTGATTAATATGAATTTTGACACCTTTGAAAGCATCAATGGTTACTCTCCAGAGATTAGTGCCAATAGCATAGGTCGTTTAGGAGAGGGTTGGAGAACTGGGATTATAGCTAATAGAAGGGCTTTTGTTGCCAATGTAAAAATAAAAAATACATACGATGCAAACATTACAGCGTATGGAGACAGGATTATGTTTAGCCTGCCAAATAGATTTGACACTTTTCCATCTTTTAATTTTATTGATGTAGTTAAGGGTGATGCGGAGGCCTATCTGAGACTTCATTCTTTTGCAGATAGGTTGGTAGCATTGAAACATAATTCTGTTCAGATAATTAACATTTCCTCACCAAGTGAGTCAGGTTGGTTCTTAGAAGAAGATATTAAGAATAATGGGGTCAACCATCCTGCGGCATCTTTTCGCTCGAATAAAGGTATATTATGGGCTAATAAAAAGGGTTTATTTATATATACAGGCTCACAAATAGCAAACCTCATAGATAAAAAGATAGATCAGTCTGAGTGGTCTTCTTTTATGACAAACTTCTCAATAGTGGGTTATGATGGCAATGCAGATATGGCAATAGTAATTAGAGACTCAGAGAACTCAGCGACCAATCAGGGAGATGCCTACATATACGATTTCAAAACAAATGCTTGGTCTTTTCATTCAGACTTGCTAACAGCTAGTGCTGGCAAGTATACGAATTTTGTTACAGACTACAATGGTGATTTAGTTGTTGGTGTTCAGAACTCAACCAATGTAGATATTAAAAAATTTAACTATACAAGAAATGCGGTTGTTGCAACGGATGAAGCATATTTTTCTACAAAAGATTTTGACTTTGGCTTTCCAAGCTTGAAAAAGAAGATATATGCTATAACCGTTACATATAAAAGTGATGCGGCTCAAACAAATCCAATATCATTTGCACTAGACGGCTCTACAAGCTTCACAGAAGCAACTGGTAACTTTTCAAACACTTCTAGCTGGAAAAGACTACGTGCAACATTATCGAGCCCTCAATCTTGTCAGTCTGTTAGAATAAGAATAAAAAATAATAGTAGCAACACTATAGATAATGATGATGGAATACAGATTAACGATATTAGTGTAGAATATAGGCTGATTAATAAGGGCAGAGTAGCTTCAGACTAATAGCATGTCTTTACTAGAAAGAAAAGTCAGGAGAGTTCAGAACAGTAAGGGTAACGCTATATCCGAAGGTAGTAATAAAACTGCGATGTCACATCCCCCTGCTAAAAATAACATGTCTGATGGTGAGCAGGTTTTTGCTTTACTAAGCAATAGAACATTAGGTTTATTTAAAAAATTAAATGGAATGCTGTATAAAGTTAGCCTTTCGCATGATGGCAATCAAATAGTAGACAATAAGCTAACTGCTAAAAGAATAGAATACATCAATGAGTTTACAGATTATAGGTGCTTTGTTCATAATTTTCAAGATGACATAGCAACTTCAGAGGTGTTTCTTCCTTGGTTTGCAATAACCGAACAAACAGGTATGGATCAAGAACACACAGCATATCTTACTCCATACACAATGACCTGTGAAAAGATTGTATTTAGACCTGAAGTATTAACAGATACCAGTGCTGATTTAACATTTAAAATTAAAAAGCAAGATGATGGAGATGCTACTGTCGATACGGTTGCAACTGCAACGTATACGGCAACATTAGCTAGTCATACATCCATAGTAATAAAGAGAACAGACTTTGACAATACCCCAACAGTGGGAGATAAAGACAAAGTAGCAATTAGTGTAACAGCAGGTGCTGACCCTTCTGGTGTAATAGACTGGTATGTAACATCAGTTTGGAGGACAGAGATTAAAGTATAATGAAGTTTGCCTCTAGAAAAGTGATAAAATATTTATTAAATTCAAAGGAATTATATCATGCTTAACCATTCTAACAAATCCAAAGGTTTTCTCCCTGTTAAATCCGGCCCCAATATGACAGGCTTTGATATGGGCAAGCCCCAAAGCCTTATGGAGATGATGCAAACTGGTGGCCCAACTACTAGAGGTGGTGCGGCTCTTGCACGAGCTATGCAACAGCAGGCAGATATAAAGAAGCTTGAGGAGTTTCAAAGGCAAGAGGCCAAAAGGCAAGGCAAAGGTCGCTTGTTTGGTTCGGTTGCTAAGACCATAGGGGGCTTGCTTGGTAGTACTTTAGGCCCAGTGGGTGCAGGAATTGGTGCTGGCCTTGGTCAAAGATTAGGCGAGGGTCTTGGTGCTGGTAAATCAAGAAGCTACGATGCAAGTGGTACCGTGTTTGGACAGCAGGCTTTTCGGGATGTAGATCAGTCTAGTAGAGATTATACTAGGGGTATGGGGGCACGAGCTTTGGTTGGCGGTCTTGAAGCTGGTATTGGTGGGGCTCTTAGCCCGAAGGGGCTTTTTGGTAAGGAGTCTCCAGTTAGAGCGGCTATAGCCGATAGTTATGGTGGTGTTAAAGATTTTGCAGGTGACGTGTATAATACGTTAACTACTACTTTTGATATTGGGCAATCTGGCCCTGACATTTCTTCTGTTGCTGGAGTAGACACTTCTTCGTTTTTACAAGATTTATTTTCTAGTAACGATAATGCACGGTTATTTAGGCCCGGAAAGGGAGGTGGCTTTAGGATGTTAGCAAACGCACAAGATGGTGGACTCCTTGGTATGCAGACTGGTGGGTTTACAGCTCAGTCTGTGTTGCAGTCTCAAGGACTTGCACCAACAGATGAGCAGTTAGCTTTATTTCAGCAGTTTGACCCTACTGGATTGCAGGGCACTGCTGAATCTCTAAGAATGGGACAAATATCTGGTGCAAGACAAGCTAGGCAACAGCAAGCCGGAACTGGCTTTGCTGGTGCTGGTGGGGTAGAACAGGCTCAATCAGCAATATCAAGAGCGGCTCAAAGGGCTTTTGGCACTGCGGTTGGTCAAGAGCAGGCAAGATTTACCTCTGATGTTTTGGGAACTGCGGCTGATATTGTAGCTGGTGGAGGAGAGTTTAGAAAGTATTTTGGAGACCAATCTGAAGCTTATGAAGATGCATCGAATCCAGTAGGGCCAGCAGGTGCACCAACATCTCCACCTGCTGGGTCGGGTATGCAGGGAATGCCAGATCAAAACATTGGTGCTCAGGAAAAAGGCCCAGATGGCCAAACGTATGAGTGGAATGGTAGTTCTTGGGTACTTGTACCCGGAGGAGGAGGAATGGGCTCTGAGTTAGGCGGAGACACATTTGGTTCTTCTGGTGTTACTGGGCCATAAAGGAATATAATATGTCTAACGGAATAAGAACAATATATAGCAGGGATCAAAGATTGGCCCCCGGCCAATACGAAACGCCTCTTGCAGATTTTCTAGACAGACTACCCGGACTTGTTAATCAGTACCAACAAAATCAATTAGCACAGCAAAGGCAAGACTTAGCAGACAAAAGGTATGAAGATCAGATTAAATATAGAGATAGGCAGGAAAGACGTGCCATAGAGCGACAGAAGATTCAAGATGAAAGATTTGCACAGGCTCAGCAATTAAGTAAAGAACGCTTTGATTTACAGCGAAAAGATATAGAGACAAATAGAAAAAGAGCAGACGATCAATTTATAAAAACAAATGTAATGAGCTTAGTTAGGAATGGTGACTATGCACTTGCCGGTCAAATGCTTTCTGGCTTAGAGGGAACTCCAGAATTTGACTCTTTAGGTGCTATGATTGACCAAGCGGCTAAAAATAAAGAAGAATTAGATTCTGCTTTTAAAGAGGTTAGGAATTTATACTACGACCCCAACGTGTCCATATACGAAAAACAAGATAGTCTAAAGAGCTTTCAAGAAAAATTTTCTGACAGATTTGAATTAGGAAAAGGTATTGATGATTCTATAACCAGATTTACAAGTTCTGTCAATTTAAAAGCAGAGGCTCAAAACAGAGGGTTTAGACCTGTAGAAGAGTGGATAAATATCAAAGGCGGCAGGGAAGATATTGCAACTTATGAAAATGCTCAATCTGCAATAAAAGAAGCTCAGAAAGAGATTAATAAAATAGATTCTGGAATTGGGGGGGTGACGGGCACAAAACAAAAATTAAGAGAAGTTATAGAAACTAATGAAAAGATTATACAAGGCTTAATGAATAACCCTAAATACAAATTAGAAACTCGTAGTCAATATGACGAGAGAAAGAAAATGGAAAAATTACCATTAGGAGCCATGTTGCCCTTGGGTGTAGGTCAAGATCAATTTTATGCAAGTTCTGCTTTTGATGGGGGTTCAGATGAAGAGTTTCTACCCTCTTCTGAAAGCGACATGGCTGAACTTGAAGACAATTTAAATAAAGAATTAGACCAGATTACATCCAACCCCTCTGAAGAATCAATGGACGATCCAAAAAGTACTTTGCAGGACGTATTAAATCTTCCAGAAGCTCAGGCCGCTAGAAGAAAACCATTATCTATTGTAGACCCTATAAGAATTGCTAGGCTTCTTCAGGGGATATAAACATGCCTACAAAGCCGCAGGATTATAGAATTTTTTCTAACTCCTTAGACAAGTTATATCAAAACCCAACCTCAGTTACACAGCAAACTATAGATCGTTTTTATGAAACTTCTGATTATTTAGAGGAAGATTCTAAATATGAAAACTCTTCTTTTAGTCTTAGTGATTTTTACAAGGAAAAAGATAAGCAGATAGAAAGAATTAAAGTTTCTTCTGATGATGAAACACTATATGGTTTTCAGGCACCCTCTTGGACTCCAGACTGGATAAAATCTGGCTATAATAGAAGTATAACTGGTATGTCTATAAAAGCACTTAATGGTGAAAAAATAAAAGAGTACGATTTAAATATTATGGAGGACATAGGAGCAACTATCATATCTATGGTACAGCCAGTTGATTTGGCAACTGGCATTCTTGGTGGTGGGGTAGGTGGATTTGCGGCAAGGCAAGCATTGAAAACAGGTACAAAAGAAGCATTGAAAAAAGGCTTGTCTAAAACGGCAACAAATAAACTTATAGCAAATAAATTAGATGATACTGTTGTAAAACAAATTTTAAAAAACACACCTAACAAAGCTATTCAAGTAATGACTGGTGCTGGCATTAAAGAGAATATAGCTAGAAAAGCAGTTGAGAAAGCTGGCCCAAGAGTAGTGCAAAGAGCCTTAATAGAAGGTGCAAAAGGTTCTGCTGGGTTGGGATTTTATCAAGGGTTGTCTACGGCATCTTATGACAAAGTAACTACGGGTGACATTGATGAGGTTAAAGTATTAAAAGAAACTTTAAAGGGAATGACTTTAGGTGCTGTCACTGGTGCAAGCTCCCCCGTTGTTAAATCGGTTTTAAAAAATTTAAATCCTTTAACTCAAGAACTAGCATCAAAAGCTGTTGAGACCATAGAGTTTGGTACGCTGTCCCCCTTTTTAAATGGGCAGGATATAAATCCTGAAACTTTAGTGGAAAGCTATATTCATGCGGCTGGTGTCGTGGGGGGATTGACTGCCCAAAAACGAGCTTACGCTTTTGCAAAAAAGGGTATAAAGTCAATTAAGGAAAAACAATTCGACAGTCCAATGGATGCTGAGACTGCGGCTAGGTATATATTGGAAAGCGAATTGCCAAATCAGCCTAAGAAATCAAAAAAAACAAGCAGAAATTTAATAGAGTCGCAAGAAGTATTTGTTAATAAGTATGGTACTAAATTTGATAATTTAAAATTTTCAGACTCTTCCAAGGAAGTCACTCTTAGAAACGTCAAAACAAGAAAGGTTGATAAGCTTAACTACGATCAGTTTAATGACCTTTTATTTAGAAGGCAAAGCAAAGCTAGGACAGTAGCCGGATTAGCTAAAAGTAGAAATAAACAAATATTAGACATTAAAGATAATTTAAAAGTTCCAGATAGCAGATTTAAAGATTACATAGATGCTGTGAGATTGACTGAGGTAGACCCCAAGATAAAAAATAAATACTCTTTAAATAGTTTAAGCGGAGTGGAAAGGCTAAAGCTTTTAAATGAAATGAGGCATGAAAAAAGAATAGCTGATTTAAGTAAGAGCTTTTCAAAGGCTGGATGGGAGGGAAGCCTTTTGCCAAAGCAAAGATTTATAGATCAGGTTTTGCCAAACCTACCCAAAGCTTATAGGCAAGCTAAAAACAGAGCTACTACACAGTTAGAAGTTATTTCTTTTAGGGACTTTGACAATTATAACGTAAGGGAATTAACGCTACTTGGTGGATATTTACAACAACTGCAAAGTGCGGGAGCTCTTAAAAGAGGCTTATTCAAAAAACAAGCTTTATTAGATGATGCAAAAAAATTAGCAGATCGTTTAGAAGACCCTAATTACGCTAACCCAAAAAATAAAGACCTACCAGATTTTAAAAGGGTGTCTGAAGTGAGGCGTATTTTAGATAAGATATGGGATGATGCAAACAGTATAGGTATTGATCTTGGCCCGAAGGAAGAATTTTATTTTCCAAGAATGATAAAGCCTGAAATACTAAAAATATTTAACTCAGATATAGCTAAGTTTGGTAAGGATAATCCTTCTCTTGCCTTTGATTCAAAGGGACTTGCTAAGACGAGAGAGTTCCAAGAACTTGTAGCTGGCTATGTTAGGAACAATCAATTTGATGAAGCAACAATTAAATCCATAAAAAAAATAGCAGGGATTGCTGATGATGCACCTGAGCCTAAAACTAGGTCAGAACAAAGAGATGCGAACAAAAGAATCGCTGAGGCTTTTGATACTTTCTCTAAAAATATCACTGTTCAGTTTAGTAGTAAGGCAAAGAATTTAGAGTTCGCTAGAAAAAATATAGACATTCCAAAAGACTTTCTTGAACGTGATGCGAGGCTTGTGTTGGCACGATATGCTAAGCAAGCATCTTCTAGGATAGCAGAGGTGGAAAACTTTGGAGTGAAAGGAGAGAGAATATATTCAAGAATATCAGCATTAAGAAAATCTGCAATTAACGCAAGGCAAGAAGGTAATTCTAACCTGTCAAAAAGGCTTGAAAACTCTGCTAAAACTATAGATTTCTTATTTAAATCGGCCACTACTAGAATAGAGCTAGACCCTACTTATAATTACAAGTCATCATTTATTAAGAGCTTTTGGAATAATGTAGTTGACTTTGAAATAGGCACTAAGATAGGTCTTGGGTTTGCGACAATACCAAATTTAACTCAGTTGTCAATATCTACAGCCCTTAGAACTGGATACTATCCTCTGATGAGAGCTATGGTAAAGCTGTCAACAGATCAAGAGTATAGAAACCTAGTAAAAAAGTCTGGAAGCACTAACCTGTCTGTATTTCAGCAAATGCATAATCTGGAGCCAACGGACACTTTTTTTGGTAAATTTGCAGACGTGACAACAAAACTTTCAGGTTTTCAAAAGATCAATGAATTTAATCAGTTGATATCAGCCGCCGCCGCTAGGGAGTGGATAAGTTCACTAAGAAAAACAGCTAATGGAAAAAGTGCATTACTAGATGTTGGCTTTCAAACTCCGAGATTACTAGGTGGCAATAGAATAAGCAGAAGGCAGTGGGCTATAGAGACATTAAAAGAGTTGGGTATATCTGATTACAAAAAGCCTCCAACAGAAAGACAACTAATAGAGTCGATGTATAGGTTCTCAAGAGATAGTCAGTTACAGAGAAATGTTTTGAATGAACCGCTAGTTACACAAGACCCTAGGTGGAGACCTTTTTTCTTATTTAAAAAGTTTGGATACAAGCAATTTAACTGGGTCAGAGAGCAGTTAGACCAAGAGGTTTCTCGTGGTAATTTATTTCCCATATTAAGACTAGGTATGGCTGGCATGGCTGGCGGTGAAATGGTTTCTTATGCTAGGGACTTATTATCTACTTGGATATCAGGTGATGAAATCTATGATAAAAATAGATACATACTTCCATACCTCCCAAAGACAATGCCTTTTTCAGATGTTGGGCCTGAACAATTTATAGACATATCGCAATTAACCATAGATGACTATCTTGATAGATTCGCTTCTGTGGGTGCAATGGGAATTGTAAGTGATATAGTAGCAAACGAAAATAAAATCAGGGCACTGGAGTTCGCTTTTAAGCCTGCTGTTGTGCAAGATTTTAGTAAAATTTGGAGTGCTATGACTAGAACGATGCAAGACACTAAGACTTATGGATTAGGAACCGCCAAGAGAATACCTAAATATATAGCACCCATAACCGGAACGGCTCCAAGAAGATTTCTACAACGTTTTGAAACCACAGGGCAAAGAATTGAATATGTAAAAAGAATAAAGGGTTTAAGGCTTGGAGAAATACGGGATGCAATTATAGAGGGCAATAGCAATAAAGCTGTTAGGATAATAGAAGATTATAATAGGGCGTTTGGTTCTGAGAATCCAATATTGTATGATGATTATGATGCAGATGCAATTACAAAAAGACTTGAAAATAGAATTAAAAAAAGAAGCTACAATATAATAAGGTCTAATCCTTAACCCTCTCTAATATTTCCTCTGCCCACTCTGGAAATCCTTGCTTCCTCCAAAACTCAGCAAGTCTTTTGTAGTATGTATTCAAACTAATTCTGTCAAGCTGTACTTCTTTCATAATTAATCTAAGTTCTGTAGCTTCTTCGTCTCCTAGAAACTGATCTTCTTTTGGAAATTCGTCTAGTATATCCATTACAACCTCCCGCTAATTTGCAAAACCGTTAATCTGTCTGCTTTCTTTTTTGTGTATGTTGATCTTTGACCCTTTGTCATTTGCAACCAACAGTTTGGTAGCGATGAAACACGAGTGTCATAGCTACCTGCAATACCACAAAATTCTTTTTTAACATCGTCATGTTTGAAAATATCTGGGTTATAAGTGGAAACACAACAAAAACCACACACTTTATCAATCTTACTACATTTTTCAAACATTTCTTAAAAAAATACCCTCTATATTCGCCATATTCGCCATAAAAAAACTTTTCTAACATAAGTATCGCTTAAATAAATTACAAGGAATAAGGGGGCCGTAGCCCCCTTATTTAACAAAGAGGCTAGAAAGGACTCTGATCTTTCTTATAGGGCTCTTTAAATGTCCCAGATAGGTACCTATTGCCTTTATCGTCTTGATTGATCCACAAAGAGAAATCTTTCTTCTCTCCGTTGACCATCCCGTTACCAGTGTAATCTGGTTTTTTATCGCCATCTTCTTTGTACTTGTTTTTCCACAGCTTGAAAGTGCTGTCTTTTGGTTTGTAATCGGCCATGCATGCCTCCTATTTATGAGATGGTTCAGTTTAGGTCTTTATGTGCCAACATAAAGTCTGATCTTATCTTGCTTCCTTCTTTATACCTAATACCAAACCATCTCGTTTGTTGTTCATGTCTTTTTTCTAATTCTATTAATCTTCTGTAAGCTGGGCCATTTTGCTGAACTCGATTGCTTTTCAAAAGTTTTTTATAAAATGCTATAACCGCTCTAGTCTTAACGTCATTTGGATTTCGTGCCATCTGCCATCTCCTTCATTATTGATAGTAAGTTTAAGAAGTACTCGTAATCTAATACGATAAAAGGTTTTCCCCTATCCTCTCTTATAACTACGCCCTCTTCGCTTTTTTCTGGCTTGCACCACTTTGCAATTCTTGTTCTTCTTTTACATCCGTAGTAGTGTCCTTCTATTTCTATGTCTCCCTGTTCGTGCTGTGCACCACCTCTGTCACGATTAAATGCTTGGAGCCCTACATCCTTTGCCATCTTTACAGCTTGTCTTTGTAGCTCGGCACCTCTTTGCCTTGCTCTCTTACCTCTTCTTATATTCTCTGGGTTTTTCATACCGTTAATCAATCTCCTGTATGACAGAGCTCTCAACTACATGCTCTCCCTTTTTTCTATCCAGCATTGCATCGTTCTCCTTCTCAGACATTTGCTTTTCTATACGCTTCATGTCTTTCAGTAAGGACTCGTACCTACCTCTGTAGTGTACCATGCTTGGATCATTCAAAGATATTTTTAATGCATTGATATGCAACTGAACTTCTTGCCTTGTGTATTTTATTTTAGCTGTGCATATATATTTATTCATACTATTTCATTTCCTTCTTTAAATGGTAGGTAGGCATTTGTTCTCATAATAATGCCACCGTTAATTGTTTTTTGTGTCCTTGTATTCTTAACGTCAAAATCAAACATAAAGTTCCCATATTTATTTGTAATCTTCCAATACATTACTATATCATCTTTGATAAGATATAGAAAACCAAGATATGGAACTCGTAACATTTCTGAAAGTCGTTTGCCATCCAGTATCTTTTCAAATGTCACAAGCCAAGACCCATACTCCATCAGTTGTATAAGGCCCATGTCTCTGCATTTGGATTCAAAAATACCTGACAGCTCATTATTTTTTATAATAATACCATCTATCTTGGCATCCATATCTTTGTTTGTTTCTATCAGCATAGAACTATTCTTATGTTTCTTGCAAATACTTTCCCTGATCTTCTCTAGCATTTTTCTCTCGTACTCTAGAGACTTCTGTCCTTTTGTAGTAAGTATATCCATTAGAATGGCACCTCAGCACTTTTAAATAATTGTATCACCCTGCCAACAGGATAGTACACTTCAGATTCAAAATCGTTCATAAACTTTTTCATAAATACATCCACCAATACTTTAGCACCCTTGATATCATGGAGATAAAGGTAGGGTAGTTGCCCACCCTTACCCTTATCTCTGCGGAGTTGCATCACAGAAAGGAACTTTGCGAAACCCCAGTTCTTTCTGTGTTCGTATAGACAATCGTCTACTTTTTTGTACCTAAAAACACCATCGTCTTTGACCACACATGCCTCGTACTCTGGGTGTTCTTTTCCATCTATTTCATACTCTGGCTTAAACACATCTGCTACATACCTACCAAACCTAACATTCTCAGATGTGCTCATGTCTGTTATGATTGCAGTATACCTGCCTGCGGGGACAGATTTACTGAACTGATTGTCATCAGCGGGATAAAATGCATCTCCAAAATCAACCATGTTAGAAGTGTTTCATAGTTCCTATCTTATCTAAACAGGCCTGTAGGTTTTCAAGAGTGATGTTACCGTTCTTAAGCTGATATAATACTTTATTCTTATCCTTCTGCCCTAAAGTAGCAACCGCTCTTTTGATGTACTCTTCATCTGTTTCCTTAATTACTTCACCGTCAAACTTCTTTACTACTGCATCTTTCAGTTCACCGTTTGTCATCGCTTTGTTCTTGTCAAGCATACCCTTGATGCCATCGTAACCGTGTATGATAAACTGCACCCACTTTTCCATTGTCTTCATATTGTCAGGGTTTAATTCCTGTCCTTTCTCGATAAAGGCAACTGCGACACCATGTCGTATCTTGCCTTCTGTTATCTTATCCCAGTCGGGTTGTTTCTGATCGCTCATAGATCATCTCCTTTTTCTTTTAACCCCCCACCACATACTTGATAAAAGTTGCAGTACTTAATATTGCATTCCCACTTATAAGCAGGTGCAACCCCCAGTTCTATAGCAGGGTTTCCTTTTTTAAATCGCTTGTTTACATCATACCAGTATTCTTTTGCTCTGTCTATATATGATGTTAATATTCTCTTCTCTCGCATTCTTGAGTTGTCTTTGTTATAGTATAGTAACGACAACTTTTTTAATTTGTTCCCAAATTCTTTTTCATACCACCATCCATACGTTCCAAGTTGCAAGTAATAATTCTTGGGAGGGTTTGGGTCTGGCTTTCTTCCAAAGATCCCTTTCCATTTCCATGCATTGCATGTTTTTATATCATACAATGCATTATCGTCAACCATCACAACATCCAGAAACCCCCTTACATTTACTTCTGGAAGTTGTATCTCACGTTCAATTAATATCTGTGATCCGTTCAAACTTGCGTACTCCATTAGTGCTTCCTGTATGTCTCCATGCACAAGGTCTCCAAGTCTAAATAATCTTAGTGTATCATCACCCACAGGGGTTGGTTTCACACCTGCAACATGCTGAAAGTAATGCTTACGCATACACATCCCAGAGGCGGAGGCATGAAACCATTGCTCGTTACCTTCGTACCTTTTCTTGTAGTGTGCATCGTTACCTTTACGAAGCCACTTATCGTATATGTCTTGTATGTCAATCATCAATATTCCCCTGTGGTATGTGAAAGAAACAGGGCAGTCCCAGATGTGTAGTTGTGGTAAGGTAGAGTAGGAGCTTAGGAACTCTGACCTTGAGAACTGCCCTGTGCGGAATCATTTATCTCTGTACTTTAATATGTCATGATCACGTGAGTACAGAGTAATCTCTATATATTGACCGCTCTCTGTCCTAATGACCATAGTCCTGTAGTACTTGTTATGTCTACTCATTGAAGCTTCTAGTTTGCTAGTTTCTTCAATGGATACTGATGAGACACCGTGTATACTGATGTCCTGTATTTCACCCACTTGTAAGTTCATAGTTATCCTTTCCTTGTTGTTCTTCTGCCCACTTATCCAGAGCAGTATATTCCTCTGCCTCAGCCCTTGCAATATGTTCTAAGGCACGCTTTAGTCCACATATCTCTGCAAAGTAATAGTCGTTAGATGGGTTATCATCCCACAGTTCCTCTGCTTGAGTTATGTCTTTATTTATCCTGTACTTTAGTTTGCTCAACACACTGAACATCGTCATCTCCTTTTATGTCGTATATGTCTCCAATATCGTAAGTAAATCCTGTCTTCGGATCGTACATGATAGGCACTCGTATATGCTTCTCTCCATTGAAGCCTTGATACTCGTACCGTACTCTAAGTGATTGTTGAAGCTTTTTATTTATTGTTACTTGTTTCATTTTGTACACCTATAACGACTAACTATATCAATAAGTTCCAAATTTTTTTCATATTCTTTTATCATTGCCTGTATGTCCTTGTAATAATCATACTCTTTATACGTTTTTATTTTGTGACAGTTGCGACATCGAACCTCACACTTATCTATCTCTGCTTTAATTGTACTCCACTTGTACCCATTTCTCACCATGTAAGATACGCCTTCTGTTCTATGGAACTTTTTCTTAACTCCTCTAACATGATCGAACTCCAGAACTCGATGGTCTGTCGTACCGCAGTCCACACAACCCTTAGCAAAGTAGAGATATAAAACTCTTTCGTAGTTCTCATTGCGTAATCTTTCTTTTCTTTCTTTTACCTGCTGTAATCTTGAATCTCTGTTCTTTGCGTACCATTCCTTGTTGTGATAGTTGGTTTGACACTTCATGCAGTAGTGCTGTCTACCATCTGGCTTTTGCCTATTGATATAAAAATCTTTTTTGGGTTTGTCTTGTTTGCAACTAGCACATCTTTTCATCATTCAACTACAGTCCTAATTTATTAATAATCAGAAACATATACCACCTTTATTTCTTAGCTGATTCTTTTGACTCTATTAAGTATACTATCATCTCGTCCCACATGTTTACATCCCACTTTTCTTTAATAGCTAATACAGATTTCTTCAGTTGATATGCACGGTTTCTAACACCCTGCATGTCCTCTTCCATTTTAGCTTTGTCTTTACTGTCCATTACTTACCTCTGTTTGTTTATGTATTTTAAATGTTTCTTTAATTGCTTGTACTCTAGCTTCACATCTTCATATTCTTTCTTGCAACTATCTAATGTACTTTGCTTAACATTGGATTTCTTTACAAGTTCGTAGCTGTATTTAGCCTCCTCTACCATTCTCTCCTCTTTGAACCAGTATAACTGATATTCTAAGTCTTCTATGTAATTGTTCAAAGAGTCGTATCTAAGATGATATGAACCGCCCCAGTCTAGCGGTGGCGATTTTTCTAATACTTGTTTTAATTGTGCATCCATTTGTTTTCCTTTTTTTGTGTGCCGTTTACTCTTATACGCTCTAAGTTTCAAAAAGTTCCAAATTAATTTCCAAGAGGGGAAACAATATATCGGTAACATCGCCTATCTAATCGGTTACGATATGAAAATTCAGCGAATCGTATAACTCGATTATGTTCTGCAACAAAAACCATTTTCACATAATCCCTAATATGTTTAGGTATCCTCTTTCCTTTTCTCCATCGCAATGTTCTATTGTCTCCCCAATTATGGTAACTGAACTCGCTAGGCATTGCACCACACATGCCTAGCAATAGCATTATTTTAGCTTCTATGGCCGTTTTATGGTTGTAGCTATACTTTACCATACCTATTCGTCTGGTGTCTCAAAACAATAGACTTCCACATGGGTGTGGCAATCATAGTTGGAGCAGGAAAAGTTGGATGCGATACCTTCCCTGCTCTCATCGTACAATACCTCTTGTATGTCGTGGTCTCCACCCCATATTAGTTCGGAGTTGCAATGCCAACATCTGAACTTCTGGAAGTCGTTTGGATCACGCAATGCAAGTCGCTCTTTTAATTTTTTTATCTTGGCTTCCCTTCTTTCTACCATGCTTTCATACTTTAGCATTTCAAGGTAGTAATGCTGTGCCTCTTCCTGAGAAATAGACAAGTCGTGCAACTTCACATCTTTTCTGTGCTTCACTTGCCTCTCCAGTCTTGAATGGTGTACATAACCATGCAAATAGCAAACAACACCATCGTTAGAGACACTAAACTCATGGACAGGACAAACAGGTTTACCACCCATTCCCATAAATCTACCAGTATCATTTTTTCTCCTTGAGTTTCTGAATTTGTGTTTTGATATACCACCTCATTAGGTAGTGGTATACAAGGTGCAATACTGCAAGGTACACCACGATAAACACATCAAAACCATTCTCTGATAAAGACTGTAACCAATGTATCATTATTTATCCTTTGCATTTGCGATGTGCCAAGCATCTATTATCTTTGCCATCATGTCCACATTTATTTTATACTGCTCCATCAAATGGCCACACAACTCGTTTAACTCATCATCTAGGTCGCTAAACAAATCCTCTGCTAATTCATCAATGGCTATATCAGTTTCGTTTGTCATTTCTTTGCTCTCCTTTTGTATTTTCTTTTCTTTCTGGGTTTTACAGAAGTTGGTTTATCTCCAAGAATTATCCTTGTTACCAACTCCATCGTCTTTACAAAACTATTCACTATCCCCTCCTTGTTTCTTGTATGTTCTTATCATAGCTACCAATAGCAACAGATAGTTAATGATGTCCATTATCCTACCTTCTATCCCTTCGGAATATTCTTTGCCATCCTTAAAGTAATTAAATACACTACTCGTATGCTTGAGTAAATATACAGATAGCACTTGCATAGGTGATAGTCCTAAAGTTTTTGCAATGTTCTCGAAGTTCCATAAAACATTTTCATGGTGATTGCCTTCTGTGTATTCAATCCTCTTACGATCTGAAAGTTCCAACGTTTCTGTAAGAAACTTTCCTCTCATAACTTGGTAATCTTTAGCGTTCATTCTTGCCTCGTTTCTTTTTTGATTTGCGACTTTCTTCTTTCCACTCCTCAATAGACTTACGCTCTTGCTCTTCTGCAAGTTTCTCAAAGTAATCTGTTTCTGTAATGTTACCCATTTATTTCTCCTTTTAATCTTCTGTTTCTAGTGTTATTTCTCCTGCAGGATTTACATCTACATCTACAACCCGTTTAACTCCTGAAACTCCACCTGAGTAAACAATAACTGGAAATCCTTTATATTCGTCTGCAACATCTTTTAAAGCCTTAATTAGTTCTTTTACATTCATTTGTTTCTCCTTCTTTTTCATTGGATATGGCATGTATACGCTCCCTATGTTTAATTAGTTCCAATTTATTTTTAATAATGTACATCTGCGGGTACTACAAAAACCTTTTGATCTTGTAGGTTTTTATCATCCCATTTTTTTAGTACGTTGTTCAAATGCTCTCTATCTTTTATCCCTTCTCCATCTCCATCGTACAACCAAACATTATTTCCATAATAATCTCCCACAGATTTGTAGTGATACTGAAGCCAATCTTTTCCGATGCCTCGTATGATTTCTGTAATCTTCTTTCCTTCTGTAATTTCTTTTATCTTTCGTAAGTGGTATCGCATATCTCGTAGTGTGGCATTCCATCCTTCTACCACCATCTTACGCCCTATCTCGCTTGTTACATCTGCTACTGCTGGATACTTGTCTCCCCAGTACGAAGTGCCACCATTGTCAAAAGTATCGTAGTAGTCAAATGGATACTGTCCTTCGCATAAGTAGTCCATGTTATTTTTAGCTTTGCCTAGTGCTTCGCCTTTACTATTAGCGTAGACTATGTTTCTTATTATCATGTGCATTTTATTTGCTCCCTTTTTTACATTTTTTAATAAATTCATTTTCATTGATAGTACCACAAACTAAACAAGTGTTTTCCCATATTGGACTTGTCCATTCGCATGGCGTACAATACTTATAAGAATCATATTCCAATTCTCCTTTGTTTACAGCCTTTAAAACTGCATCTTGTCCATGTTTTTCATATATTTTATATGCTTTTTTATAATTGTCCATTATACCACCTCCCCGTCATGCTCTCGTACTGCCTCTTGTCGCTCTTCCCATAGATGCGTAGCAACCTCATAGAAATTAACCTCTCTTACAGAACTGTTCACCATGTCAGAAATAAAACCATGTGCATATTCGTATGAAGTCAGCACATCCTCAGCCATTTCTTCAGCCCACTCTTCCAACTTTTTACTGAGTTCGTACTCATTCTCAGAATCAAAAGCGAGCTCCAGAGCATGACTATAATCCTCCTCTTCGTTTGTGATCCATAAGTTAAAGTTCCATGTCTCGTAATTTGTCCATCCATTGTATTTATTACTCATTTGTTACTGCTCCCTTTTTATATGCTTGTTAATAATCTTACTTCGCCTTCTATCTCATACCCACTCGAACCCGTTTCACTCTCTTCTACATTTTGCACCCAATGGTTATAAAAATCTCCCGAACTATCTTCAATATCTGCAACTACTACAGGCAAATCTTTATCTTTGATTTGTTCTAGTTTTTCAATTAATTCTCTTACTTTCATTACTGCTCCTTTTATTGTTTGTTTACTTATTATACTACACTATTTATTTAAAGTTCCAAATTATTTTTTATTTATTGTTAATATGTTTATCATGTCTTTTATGGTGGTATCTAACTCATTTTTAAATCTTTTTAAAGATGCTTTTTTATTTATCGTATATACTCCGTTTTCATCTTTATTTAAAATAATTTTTATTTCATGACCTATCTCATAATATATTTTATCTTTTTCCATTTTGCCCCCTAAAGGGGATGCTTTACGCATCCCCTTTAATTTGTGTAATTTAGTTATAGTGTGTACTTTGTTCTTATCCAAAAACTCTTTGGTGGTTTTACTTTTTGTACTTTGTAGCCGTACTCAGAACCCACATAATTTATGTGCTTTGATGTTGTTACAGAGTACCAGTCCAAAGGGGTAATTATTTTGTTTTTGTGGTCAATCTCTGCCACTCTTGTTCCATAACTATATACTGCATCGTCTGTTGCTCTGAGATTTAGTTTATATCTGTTAAACGTTCTCATTTTTACACTCCTTTTTTATTTTATTACTTGTTATACTCTGGAAGTCGGGAAAGGTTCCCGACTTCCCAAAGTTTTTTTTATTTATGAAAATAATCTTTTGTCAAATGTTACAAGATAGTCAAAGCGACCTAACATAGCACCAAAAACTAATTTATTATCTTTGTTGGCTTTGACTTCATAAATATTCCCTTTTTTAACAACATTAAATATTTTTTTACCTTCTTTAGTTTTCGCACCTCTTAAAGATTTTAAAACCTCTTGTACGTTTTGTTTACTCCATTTTCTGGTTAACATATTATTATTATTTGACATTATTAAAACTCCTAATTAATTATTATATATACTATACGACCACCACTAAAAAAAAGTTCCAAAATAATTAAAAAAAATAAAGTTTTTTTGGGGGGCTGTGTACGGGGTACGGGGTATAATATTTTACTTATATAATATATTCTATTTCTGTAAATAGTTTACTATATATAACTAACCTATATTTACCTACGTGCGTGCACAATATATAATAATATTAAACTACTTGCGTGCATATTCTTATATAATCTACCAACGTGCACAATATTTAATAAATATCTGTAAAGTCTACTTACGTGCACAATCTACTTACGTGCACAAAAATATAAAAAATAAAAAAAATAAAAGAATCGGGCCCCTTTCGGGGCCCTATCTCTGTTTTGTGTTATGATAAAGGCAACTCAGTTTGATTAGGATCAACAAACGGTTGTTCGTATGTATCTTTACCGTATTGTAAAAGCCCATCAACTACTATGGTATTATTTTCAAAGTTGGCATTTGTTAGCTTATCAGCATGCCATAGGACATTAGTCCCCGCATTCAAAAAACCCCATGCGGTAAAATCATTGTCCTTATAGTACTTATCCATAAGTTGGCCAAACTGGGTACCCGGTAATTGAGGAATATGTTTTTCCCTAATTAGCTTTATTTCTGTATTGTCTATTGGTTTCTGTAACTTACCACAGGCATCAACAAACTTACCCAGTCTATGTTCAGATTGATTTCTAAGAAGTGAGGTAGCTTGCATGATCTGTTCTTCCCAGTTAACATTCTGAGCGGTATGAGTAAAAGTATGCCCAAAACCATAAGCTCTAGAAGTCATACCATTAAGGCAAGCCAGTCTCTGGAAGTATATCTTAATGCCGGCTCTAGAAGTACCATTATATGAATTGATAACTTCTAATACCATACCTATTAAGTCCCCAACTTCAGATACAGGTTTTTCCAAACCACTATCATTAGCATAATAGATGTCACGAAAACAACCTTTATTGCTAAAGAATCGCTTTTCATGGCTCCAGTCAATCATAGAATCTACCATTATTTGACTAGCCACATCTACCAAGTCCTTATTGCTTACTGGTAGATAGTTACTGGTAACATCTTTAAACTGGGTACCGTCTTCACCTAAAATAGAGTATGTCATAGGATTAAGTGTTCCATCAGGAAAATAATTATTTACTTTTTCAATTTCCATAAATGGATTTTTATTACCTCCCCAGTTTTTAATAGTGGGTTCTGTAACTGTTTCAGGTTCTGTAACTGGGTTAGGTTCTAAACTCCAATTAGGTACTACTTGTAACTCGCTATTCATTTTATAGCTCCTATTATTTATTGTGATTAATTAATTAAGGTGAGATTATAATGTACCCGTCACTATACGATAGGGTACCACGCATCAGAAATTCATATTGGCCTATTTTCACCGCACCCAAAGCTCCGCGTAGATCTTACACCATAACGGGGCCAAGGGCTAGCCGGGCCAGCACCATGCATATTGCGTATCCTAATTGTCAAAAAACTAATTACAATTAGTATACGCTCCAGAGTTTAAAAAAGTTCCATAATAATGAAACTTTTTTAAAAAAAATTGTGACGTGTAATAGAACTGGCTTAGACCGATTTGCTTTTTTCAACACAACAATCCTAACCTAGAATGCGACAGGGGGGCGGTCGTGTATAAAAAAAGAGAAACGCACATACTGATATAATTTTTTAAAATTTTTTGGAAGTTTTACCGAGCGGGCACTATAAAATACTAGGCGGGTACTATATATACTATATATACTACTTACTACTTACTATATATACTATATATACTATATATACTATAGTACTATATATATATAATATATATATAATATATACTATTTACTATATATACTATAGTACTATTATAAAAAACCACAACAAATAAAAAACAAGATAAATAAATATATATAACGCTAAGCATTGTTGTCAAGTTTTTATTAAATTAAATCATGAATATATACAAAACACTTTACCAAAAAGCCCTTGATGGCGATTTTGAAATAAACGATGTCTACTACAATCTAGAGCGTTGCCGTGAGATAAGCAAAGAGCTAAAGATAATGGACATCATAGACCCTAACTCTAAGCAAATAGGCTTGCTATCCGAACTATTGTTTCGGATGAAGAATATGCCAGAGCTAGAAATACTTGATATTACAAGACTGGACGATCAGGAGCCAAACTGATTTGGCCCTGACTCGTACTATCAAGGGGGTAAAGCATTATGCTTACGAATCAAAGGCAGAGTTCCGCACTGCACATCCAGATACACCACTAATGAAAGACTGGACAAAAGCGGAAGAGGGAGACTGGTGTCTTGCTGATGATGGTAAGATAGTACAGATACTAAAGAAAGGTTCGTATGGCTTCAAGAAAAACAAACAAACCCCCTACACCAGAACGATTATTGGTATGTTTAGTTTGAGAGGTAATACTTCTTTTATTGGCTCTGTTAAAGATGATATGTATCGGTTTGCAAAAACATCTAGCCATATTTTAAGCAGATCGGTGTACATGACAGACTCTAAAAAACGCTTTGCAAAATATATAGCACATGGAATGGAGCCAGTAAAAGCCTATCAAAAAGCATTTCCTAAAACAAATAGCTTAGACCATGCAGAAAGAAGGTCGACACTACTACTTAAAAACAAAACAGTGAGGCAAGCAGTGGATAAAGAAATAGAAAATTTAATGTCAGAGGTAGGCATTACAAAACGTTACCTACTGGAAACAACAAAAGATGTTATTGATAAGAGAGATGTAAAGGATAACGATAAACTAAGAGCAATAGAAACTTTAATGAAAATATCCGGTCTACTTTCTACCGAAAAGAAAGTAGACTCGGTAGCTCTCATACAAGAGTTTTCTGGATTTAGTAGGGAAAAACTACAGGCTTTTGAGCAGGGCATGTTACCAGAAAGGCAAAAAGAACTAACTGATGGCTGATAATTTATTACAAATGGCACAACCCGCATCAACAGATGTGCACAACAATATAGACAATCTAATATTGCAAGCTGACTTAGATAAGTTTGATAAGACTGGAGTTATGTATGCTGACAAAACACCGCAATACATTGGTGGTGCAGATGATGTAGTAGCTAACGTAGCACTAGGGCCACTGTTAACATTAAAAAGTCTTGGTAGCGTAGGTAAAAAACTCTTAGAAAGAACTGGTTTAAGAAATCCTGTAACGCATTACACAACTGGTAGTGGAGCTACTGAAATATTAAAATCAGGAACAATACGAGGTAGAGATCAAGCATTTCCGGGTAAGCCATTTAAAAGCGACAGTAAAAGGGGAATGGAAAAGAGGATAAGAGAGCTTGAGGAAAAAACTTTATCCAGTCCTGACGAACTCCAATATTATAAAGACATGTTTCAACCGGGCTCTCCAGCGGTTTCTGTTACTAGAGACCCTATGTTTCTATCTAGGCCCCATGCTCATGTAGGTTCAGACATTGGTCTTATTATGGATAGAGGGCAGTTAGTAAAACAAGGTATGAAGATTCAGCCTTTTGCAGAAGCAAAGTTTGGAAAGGTATTGCCGTATCTACACACTCAATACAAAAAAATGAATCCAAGATTTGAATTTGAAGAGCGAGTAAGGGGCTATATACCTACTGAAAACATTAGGCTTATAGATTTAGCTAGGCTTCCTTCAGAGCAAAGCAATATAGATGTAGAAAGATTTAAAACATTATTTGAATTAGCAAGGTCAAATAAACCAATAATAAAAAGCTTTGAGGCTAAAGAGGATCTACAAAGAACATTGAATATGTTAAATAATATTTCTAGGCTTAGACTGGGCAAAGGAAAACCGTTTTCTCAATATTTTAAAGAACAAGGAATTGATACGCAAGATTATATACAAGCCACTAAAGATTTAATGAATACTCCCACATATAGATTTGATCCATTTTCTAAATTACAATAAAGCAAATGAGCATATTTAATATTACCCCACCTTCATCAGAGATGAATAAAAGAGATGAGGTGCTAGCAAAGGCATACAGCAACCTTATCTACTTTGGTAGAGCGTTTTTGCCTAATGACTTTTTAAAGAAGTCTGAATCAGCACCGTTTCACTACGAAATGGGACAGAAGATGATAGATACTGCACCCGGTGCTCGTATTTGCAATATTATACCTAGAGGACATGGTAAGTCTGTGATAGCTAAAGCCGCTATCATGCATAAACTGTGTTTTGCGGCTGACGATCAGCAACACTTTATAGCATGGGTATCGGAAGAACAATCTCAGGCTATAGATCATTTAAAGTATATCCGCTCCCACTTTGAAAACAACAAGATGATACGCTACTACTTTGGTAATATGGATGGTGGAAGTGTGGGAAAGAGGTGGACAGAAAAAGATTTAGTAACCCCAAAAGGAGATAGGGTTATATCTAAGGGCACGTCACAAAGGCTTAGAGGTAGGGCAGAAGTAGATGTACGGTATACTGGTATTGTACTTGATGACTTTGAATCAGAACTAAACACTAAAACGCCTGAAAGGCGTGCTGACATCAAGAAATGGATTGTATCCACAGTGTACCCTGCCTTAGAAGAAACACCGGGGAATGAGGGCTGGATATGGCTTTCTGGGACTATTGTACACTACGACTCCTACCTGCAAATGACATACGATGGTTGGAAAAAAGCAAAAGAAGACAAAAGGACATATCCTTGGGATGTAAACTTTTACAGAGCAATAGAGGATGGGATTCCTTTATGGGAATCCCAGTTCTCGAAAAAGAAACTAGAATCTAAGAAAAGAGAGTTTATTGAAGCTGGTCTAGTAAATAAGTTTGCTCAGGAGTACATGAATGATGCTAGAGATGTGACCAATGCTTCGTTTAAAATAGATAGAATACAGTATTACAACGGAAAGGTTGAATGTAAAAGTAATTTTAACTATCTTATAGATGGTGATGATGCAATCCCGATCAATATCTACATGGGTGTTGACCTTGCGGCAACAGCTTCTGAGACTTCTGACTACCAAGTCATACTTGTTATGGGTATTGACTCCAGTAATAATCGCTATGTCTTGGAGTATTTCCGTGAGAGAATACCTACATTTGACGTTCCTAAAGAAATTATCCGTCTTGCAAACAAATATACTCCTGTACGTAGAGTTACGATTGAAACAGTTGCGGCACAGGAGATGGTTCGGGATATGGTTACACGGCTTTCCACGCAAGAGAAAAGACTTCTACCGGGAATATTTAAAGGCGTTAAGCCTCCAGCTAGAATTAAAAAGCAAGACAGGCTTGAAACAACTCTTGGGCCTATTGTCAACTCTAAAAAATTATACATACAAAGAGAAATGACAGAGCTGGTAGATGAGTTCTTTGAGCATCCTAAACCTAAAAATGATGATGTGATGGATGCCCTGTACTATGCGGATTACTTTGCAAAAGCACCAAAGAGTTCACGGTCTAAAAAAGAATCTCTTTTAGATGATGATGCTACCCCTGTAAGCAAAATAACAAAAAAAGCCTATAGCTGGATGACAGGTGCACGAGTTTAAAAGTATTGCAATATTCTATAGTTTATAGTTAAGATAAGATAGCGAAATACACACATGCCAAGGTACTCATCAAGATCAAAAAGAAGATTAGCAACTTGTGACCAACGATTGCAAGATGTGTTTAATGAGGTCATTAAGCACGTTGACTGCTCTATTTTAGAAGGTTACAGAAACAAGGAAAGGCAAAATAAGTTATATGATGAGAAGCGTACTAAGGTTAAGTATCCTAACGGCAGGCATAACGTTAACCCTTCTAAAGCCGTTGACGTTACCCCTTATCCTGTGGATTGGGAAGACAGGGAAAGACAAACCCTCTTTGCTGGGTTCGTTATTGGCATTGCTCGCAGTATGGGGATTAAGATAAGATGGGGTGGCAACTGGGACATGTATTCAGAAAATGGGAGATGGGAAGTAAAAGATAATAGATTTGATGATTTTCCACATTTTGAGATAAAAGAATAATGCCCGGAACTACAGATACAGTAAAAGCAATACTTACACCCGGTGAGTTCGTTATTCGTAAAGAGGCGGTAGATATGATTGGTGCTCCAATACTTGAAAGAATTAACGACATGCCAGAAAAGGGTGGTCATTCTAGCATAGATAGACTAATACAAATGGCTACAATGTCAAACATGAAAGCTATGTATGGCGGTGGAATGGTCAATGCTGGCCCTAAACCTATGCAAATGGGAGGCATGACTGAAGAGTATGGTCATGGTGGTATGGTTAAAGACAAAATGATGATGATGGCAAAAGGTGGACAGCTAAAACCAGTTCCAGAAGACAACCCCGGATTGGCGAAGCTACCTGAAAAAGTTAGAAATCGTATGGGGTATATGCAAGATGGCGGGGAAGTCCAAGACAACACAGCAACAAATATAATGAATTTACTTGCATTGAGTGACATGGCTGAAAGAACCCCTCAGTATTCAATGTTTGATGCAGGTTCTCGTGGTGGTGTTTTTTCAGAAGAAGATATTCTTGGTATTTCTGAAGGTAATTTTGTACCTGCGGCTGGTGTTTTGAGTGGATTTGGATTGCTTAGGGGTCGAGGGGCTTTGGGAAAGGCTGTTTACGATAGGGCTGTAAGAAGAGAAAGAATTAGTAATTTAAGAGACCTAATAAGAAATGCGACTGGCAAAGCAAGCAAGGGAGAAATGAGAAAATATAGAAAAGAGCTTGGCCTGTTGTTAAAAGATAAAAAAATGGAAGCAGAAAAAGCCGATGAATTTATAGAGGGAATATTAAGACCTAAACAAGATGGCGGTATGGTAGAAGATAATTTAATGGGTATGATGGGCGGTGGCATGATGAAAAAGCCTATGTCTAGCTATCAAAATGGTGGTACGGTTAGCCTTCCTCAATACGTTGATGCGGTAAAAAAGGTTACAGGTGCACTTGGAGGCTCTTTTGATGAGGACATGTATACTGAAGAAGGCGGTTTTAGTAGGCTTAATTTAGCTAATAGGCTTGGAGTTGATCCAGAATCTATGACCATAGACACTTTATCTTATGAAGGCCCCGGATCTTTTGTGTTTGATGTTAAGGGAATGTCTCCAGAAGGTAAAGAACTCTCAGCACAGGAAACTATGAGTGGAGGAGGGTTGCCAGTAGAAATGGTTTTAAATCGTGCAATAGAAGATCACGCCAACAGGGGAAAGGGAGACAGTGCAGAAGCATTTAGGCTATCCGATCAAAGAAATTCACTACTAAACATTTTACAAGGAATTAAAGACAATGTTAGATTCCAAGAGGGCGGAATGGTAGGCCCTCCACCTCCCCCTATGGATGATCCACTGCAAATAGGCATGAGACAAGCAAGTCCTGAAATGTATGCAGGTCAAACACTTGGTGGTATGAGTGAAGAGGAAGCACTAGAGCAAGGCATTATGCAGAGTCAAATGATGAAAAATCAGGCAATAGAAGACAGTGCTATGCAGTCTTTGCAGTTGCTAAGATTGCGAGCTATGATGGCTGACCCTTCAATGCAAGAATCTATAAATCCAATCTCTCTTGACTCTCTTATAAACACTCCAATGCAGTCTGAAGGTATGCAGGGGCCAACTATAAATAGAGACATGGCAGAAATGTTAAATATGGAAATGATGAAGAGAGGCAGAGAAGCATTGATGCGGGGAATGATGAGAGAAGGTCAGAAAGACCCTCTTGAGGCTTTACGGTAAATATGGAAAAAGACTCAAGGGCCGTATATAACGAAGAGCTATACAGGCAGTGGAGAGACTCACGCTCCGATTGGGACACAGAAGCTCGTAGAGACATTGATTTTTATCTTGGGAATCATTTTAGTCAGGATGAATCTGACGAACTAGCACAAAGAAATCAAGCAGATATACCAATGGATAGGATATCTGCGGCTATAGAAAAGTTCAAAGCTGTTCTTACATCTCGCCCTCCAGCATTTACCATAACTCCTAGAGAAGATGCCGATGTTCAAGTGGCAACTTTATGGAGAACGATCATGGGTTATATATGGCAAAACTCAGATGGTGACTGGCAAATGAAGCAAGCCATACAGGACTATGCAACCACTGGAATGGGTTACATGTATGCTTACATAGATTCAGAATCAGATTTTGGTAGAGGTGATGTCAAGTTCACATATATTGACCCCTTCAGAGTTTACGCATCTCCCAGCTCAAGAGATAGGTGGTTCAGCGACTCGGATGGTCTTATCCTTTCCACCATCCTAACAGGTGAGCAAGCCGTCAACCTCTACCCTGAATTAGGAGATAAAGTAGACCCGTTAACAGGAGAAACAATACCGGGATTGATAAACGACATATCTGGTTTTACATACGATGAAGAAGATTACCCATCTTCTCAAAATAAAAATTCTATGTCTGTGTTTACACCAGCAGATGTAAAAGATAAAGATTACTATCAGGTAAAAAAGTATCAAGTATTAGAAAGATTTTATAAAGTTAAAGTTCCTTTTTACAGGGTTATCAACATGAAAACCCAAGAAGAAGACATTTTATCTCAGGAAGAGTATGCTGTTTTCTTTCAAACAAACAGCGAAGCAATAGAGATTGGTTCTTACAAGGCAATAGAGGTGCTACAGACTAGAGTAAAAGTTTGTGCTTCTATGGGTGAGGTTGTTCTATATGAGCAAATATTAAATACCGATGACTATCCGATAGTCCCGCTACCGAATATATGGACTGGCACACCATATCCCAAGTCAGATGTTTCAAGAGCAAGGCCTATGCAACGCCTGCTAAACAAGCTTTGGTCTCTAGCCCTTTCACATGCACAGGCTTCGGCCGGTTTAAAATTATTAGTACCTCTGGGTAGTGTGGATGACATAGATCAACTAGAGAAAGACTGGGCCAATCCCAATGCGGTTATCGAAGTCGATTCATCCCAAGGCGAACCGCACTACCCAGCCCCCCAACCATTAGCTGGTGAGTTCTATAGGTTGATACAGCAGTCAGAGTTTTACATAGATTTTATCTTTGGTCTTCCAGAAATGATGCATGGATTTGCTGAGAAAGCACCTGAGACTATGAGGGCTACTGAAAGAATGATTGCACTTGGTAGCGAAAGGCCAAAGTCAAAACTGAGAGATATAGAGTTTAGTATCAATAAACTTGGTAAAGTGTTGTATAACCTGTCTAAAGGGCACTATACCTACAAAAAGATTTTTAGGCTAACACAGCCAAATAATAACATTACAGAAGTAATGGCCAATTTTTATACTGATGTTTCTGGTGCAATACTGGACTTGAAAAAAGAAAGGCACATGTTAGACCAGCATGATGTAAGAATAGAATCTGGTTCTACTATGCCATCTAGTAAGTATGCAGAGCTTGCAGTATATTTAGAGGCATACCAAATGGGTATTGTTGATAAATATGAAGTATTAAAAAAGAATCCTGAACTGTTTGACAAGGAAGGAATTATGAGAAGAACAGAAGAAAAGCAGTTATTACAACAGCAGATTCAGGCTATGAGCGAACAAATAAAGAATTTGCAAGGTGACTTGCAGACAGCCCAAAGAGAGTCTGTCAGCGATAGAAAGAGAGTTGAGGTTGAAAAGTTTAAAACTAGACTTTCAGAAATCAATTCTGAATCTAAGGCAGACAGAAGGGTGCAACGTGGAAAACTAGAAAACGAGGTGAAGCTAGAAATGGAGAAATTGGCAGGCAATCTAAAAGATGTGCAGAGAAAAGTCAGTTCAGCTCCCGAAGCCTAGACATCTAAGGAGAAACTATGTCAACACTAGAACAACAGGAAGTGAATGTCCCCAACGAACAGCCCAGTGCTAATAGTGCTTTTGAAGAGGATATCATTAGTCAGCAGGCAGGCCCACAGCTTGTAGCTGAAACTCAAGAACCCGCACAGGAAGAAGTTCCTGCTGTAGATTATGAAGCTGAGTCTAAAAAGTTTCAGTCTATGTATGATCGGTCACAAGCTGAGAATGCTAAACTGCAACAGGGTGCTCAGATACTACAGCTATTGGAACAGAGACCTGATTTAGTTCAGGTTCTTGAAGATGGTATAGCCGGAAACAGAACACAACAGCAACCAGAGCCAACAGTAGTTAAGGATGATTTCAATCCTTGGGATGCGTTTACAGATGAAAACTCTGAATCAGGTAAGTATGTTAACAATAAAATTGAAAACATGGTACAACAGAGATTGAACTCTGCGTTATCCCAACAACAGCAACAGATGCAGGCTGAAATGCAAATGCAGAATACTGTGAATGAACTTAGAGGAACGTATAAAATGTCAGATAATGATATTAATGCTTTTTTGCAGTTCACAACACAGCCAAAAGAAAAAGTAGGTTTAAATAACCTAGTAAAGCTTTGGCAAATGCAAAGTGGTCAATCCGTTGCTAATAATGATACAATGGAAGCGGTAACTGCGGCAAAGCAGGCTCCTCGCACAGCAGGAGTTCTCCAAGGAGAGCCACCAGTTTCAAAAAAGAATGATGCGGACACAATGTTTGATTCAATCATGTCAACTGGAAGTTCTGGAAGATTACCGTGATTAATAATAACCACATAACACAAAGGTAATAAAATGGCAATATCATTTAATTCTGGAGTATTAAAATCCAGTGATATAAGTGCTACTACCTCTGATGCTGGTGTAGGTCAAAGACCGGATAGAAGACGAATATTTAACTTCGGTGACAGGGTTGCCGAATTGGTTCCAGAGGAATCTCCGTTTTTCGTCTATCTAAATCAGGTTGCTAAGTCACCTACCGATGACCCCGTGTTCCGTTATTTAGAAAACCGTAACCGAATTAGCTTTACAGATCGTTCTTTACTTTTAAAAGGTAATGTGAATGGTGGTTCTGCTGTTTCCGCAGGTTCTTCGTATTCATTTACTGTTGATACTGCTGGTGGAGCCGCTGTAGAATACCTTGTCAAAGGTATGGTCTTAGCTGTTGGTACGGTTGATTCAACATCGGGCTATGGTCAAGCATTAGTTAGAGTAG